CCAGTTGAAAATGTCTTTTCCTTTGCGCTTTATCTGGCGAGCAATAACCCAGGCTGGCGCTTTACCTGCCACACGTCGGATGTATGCAGTCTCTTTTTCAGTGAGAAAACGTCTGTATTTGCTAACCATCTTCCTCATCTCCTGCTAAATATCCGTTGGGGTCGCGATATACCACGCTCTCCAGAGCACAGGATTCGCAACAGTAGGTTTCGTCTTCAGCTAATGGGTTAGTGCAGCTACAGCAGTAACCAGCGCGGGTAATGGATTGCTGTTCGTACTGGTGGGAGGATTCAGGAGTTAGCATGGCTGGAGTCCTGCATCATGAGAAAAACAATCATCGCTGCGCGGAGTGGGTTGTCATGCCGGATGCGTTCGCCCTCTATGTAATATGCTGGAGATGCTACCCATCCACCTCCGTCATCAGGTTCAGCGAACACATCGAATGCTATGCAGATTTTCTTACTGACAATAATCGGCCACGCGTCTGCGGGATTGTTGCAGTAGTCAGGGATGTCTATTTGATTCCATCCATCCCCTGTCGGGCCGCAATCGTAAAAGCATGAATTATCCCCACTGAGGCTCATGTGTTTAATGTCGGGGCTGAATACCGCCAATACCTCGCAGTTAATTTCGAAATCACTTAGCTTGCTGTAGTCAGTCATGTCTTTTCCTCGCACGCATACGGTCCCATTTCACCTGGGTAAGATGAGCGGTATACGGGAATGATTTA